GACCTGTGTAGGTTTCATGTAATCAGGTACTTCGACAAGGGACGGGCATGGTAAATCCATGCTCCTATCCGGAACTTTACCGTAAACACGGTGAAGCATTCTTACGATCAAGTCGTAACTGTTGAAGTATGATCTATCATATAATGAATTAGCATAGCTAATCCAAGATGTATAGACTTCCGCGCTGGGTGCTGATGACCAAACAGTCCTGATTCGGACTGGTGTAACGCAGACGCCTTTGAAGGCGTCCATGCCACATGATTCTCTGAAGAATCCCTTGGTACAACTCTTATCACGGTTTACTTTTAAACCAAATGATTCGAGATATTCGATCGCATTCACGGCGTAAGCCGTCGGTACGATCACATCATCACCGTATACTAGGATACCCTCACGGGTAACCGCGTCGGGTGCTGCAGCGGTCAGGATTGCCCAAACAGTCAACGCCAATATGGGGAAGCATAATGCTGAACCCATTGGCGCGAACTTTTTGAGTTTTAATTCCTGCCCATCTGGCAGTACCGTGGATGAACTTCTTACACCTTCCAGGATGTCAATGACATTCTGTGGGTATAAGAGGCGAATTAGGTCAAGACTGATGCGATCGCTGGCTTCTTTTAAGTCCAGCGTCGCATACCTTCCCTTCGTGGACCCGAGTAGGGCACCACGCTGGTTCGGTCCTTGATCTGTGAAAAAGACATTGAACCTTGTCAGATTCTTTGTCTCTATGTGCTTAACCAGACTACGCGAAATACCTTGTTGGATCCATTGAAAATCAACGGGTTCACAAGATATTAGACGGGGTCCGCGGGAGTCTTTCGGTACAAGGATAACCTTGGCCGGGAGACTTTTGTCTGTAACCGCAGTGAAGCGGTTATAGTCATCGCAAACATGCCCGATGCCGGAGTAAAAATACTCATGCAGGGGGTAGTGGCGAGTGATCCGACTGCTAACATTAGTCCATTCGAACTTGTCCCAGAGTTTTTGCTTAGTAGCAACAACGCCCGGGCCATGTCTAGGGACTATGTTAGTGAAGTCGAAGTCGACGAATACTTCTTTAAGTAATCGGCGAGCTTCGCGTGCGACTGTGCAAGGGGTCCGAACGTATTTATTACGGTCGTACTCCGAGTCAGCGCATTGGTCAGTAGCGCGCAGGATTTCCTGCAACGTCACTGAATGGTCGAGCAGATCACGTTCGGCGTCTTTAAACGCCGATATCACAACGTGTTCTTGTTCATCAGTGTAGGGTAATTCATACTTGTAAAACAAGTAAAGAAGTTCCCGTAGCACCTTGACGCTATCTGCACACGGATCTGGAAGAACCGTGCCGGTTGAATCTAGTATTCTGTTAAAGAACTCACCACAAAAGAGTGGAAGTTCACTATTACGCTGAGCTTTAAAGCCCAGTTTGGTAGCTGATAACGGACTACTAAGGGTAAGAGCCTTATCTAAGGCTTTCCCTAACCGGGGTAAGGTTTTAGTAATAAAACCTAGCCCTTCCAAACGGAGCCGCTTGTCGACCTTTTGCAAGGTCAATTTGAGGCTACGTGCGTTAAACACACTTCCATGTGACATGTGAATGTCAGTCAGGAATGTGGCGATGAGCTTATGTTCATCTAGTCTATTATTGAGGTCCATAAGGATTCTCATGCTAGACTAAGTCCACACACTTAACTGATACCAATGTGTCTCGTGTCAATAGTTCCATAATGATGAATACATCAAGTAAGAAACTGCCAGTATTCGAGCGGACGATCAAGAACGGTCCTAGGCACACCCTCGCGGGTAATGTCTATAACGTATTCCGGATCGTCAACGGCGATATTGGCACCAAGACGCCGACACCTGTTGCCACGCTAATGTTGAATGAAGGAGGTAGCATAGAACTAGAGTTCGGAGATATTATCTCCGGACAATTCGTTCTACGTGACTCATCTTCAACAGGCGTGACACTCCGCGACGACACAACCTGGGAATCAACAGGATCAAATCCACCAATTTTAATGGTGTATTGACTGATGAATCTCACTCCGCTAAGGAGTAGTAACTGGATTTGTAATTCCAGGAACAAAGTTGGTCGTCACCGAGAGAAGGCGATATAATTGAAAATTATATCGTTGAAGTACAGGGTCGACGGATAGGTTAATTCCCGACTGTTCCGTGCCACTAA